TCAATCTTGGGATGATGTTGCAGGTAACGATACTAATAGAGGAAGAATAAGAATTTCAAAAGCTAATTCATTAGATACTTGGATGGTATTTAAAGTAACTGGTGCAATCACAGATGCTTCAGGCTATAGTAAAATTACATTAGTTTACATTGATAGTGCTGGTACTTTTACAAATGATGATAAATTTTTTGTTGCATTTGTAGCAAGTGGAGAAGATGGTACAATACCCGGATATTTCTATAAGTTTGACACAGGTACATCTGATGCTGATCCCGGTGCTGGAGAAATAGCATTTAATAATGGTACTTACGCATCTGCTACAGTAATCTATATTGATGATGCTGATGCTAATGGTGTTACAGTTGTAACAGATATTCTAACGTGGGATGATAGTACATCTACGATTAGAGGTTATCTAATGATCTACGATATTAACGATAGATCAACATACGCAAGATTTAAAATAACAGGTGCTTCTACAGACGCTAGTGGATATGTAAAACTAGCAGTAGCTCATTTAGCATCTAATAATACTTTTTCAGCTGCTGATGAATTATCAGTTACCTTTGTAAGAAATGGAGATACTGGAGATACTGGAAATACAGGTTCAACTGGAAACACAGGATCAACAGGTTCAACTGGACCATCAGGTACAAACTCACAACTTTCTATGACTTGGAGTAGTGCTACTTCTGATGCAGACCCCGGTGCAGGAAAAATAGCTTTTAATAATGGTACATTAGGTTCAGTTTCAATTTTATATGTAGACGATGCAGATGATGCTTCAGCAGATATTTCTAGTTATGTTCAATCATGGGATGACGTTTCTAACGGAGTGGCAAGAGGAATTGTAACTGTAACTAAAGAAGGAACAGCATCTACTTACGCAACTTTTAAAGTTACTGGTGCAGTTACAAACGCAACTGGATATACAAAAGTTCCAGTAACTCATGTAGTATCTAGTGGTACATTTTCGAACACAGATGGCGTTGGAGTACACTTTAGTTATTCAGGTGTTGATGGTACTGGAAACGTATCTACGGATGGAGTTCAAACTTTAACAAACAAAACTTTAACTTTACCTAAAATAAATGAAGATGTTACAACAACTTCTACTTCAACAGAATTAAATAAATTAGACGCATTAAGTAGAGGAAGTATTATTTATGGTAATGCTAGTGCAGCGACAGCAGTTTTAACTAAAGGTGGTGCAGCAACAGTATTAACATCAGATGGAACAGACATAAGTTGGGAAGCTGTTGCAGGAAGAACTGGAGCAGTTAGTTGGTGTACTACTGCAAAAACTTCTCCATTAACTGCAGCTTCAGCTAAAGGTTATTTTATAAATACAACGGGTGGAGCAGTAACAGTAACACTTCCAAGTTCTCCAAGTGCAGGTGATATAGTTGCAGTAAAAGATTACGCAGGAACTTTTGCATCAAATAATTTAACAATCGGAAACAACTCATCAAAAATAAATGGAGTTTGTGGTAACGATTCACTTTCAACAAATAAAGAATCTATGACATTAGTTTATGTAGATGGTACAAAAGGATGGCTTACTGTTCAAGAAACATCAACAGACGTTCAAGGTAGTCAATTGATTGCTGCTAGTGGTGGAACAATTTTAACTGTTGGAGATTTTAAAACTCATGTTTTTACAGGTGATGGTACTTTTTGTGTAAGTGCAGGAGCAGGACCTTTGGCTATAGCAGATTATGTAGTAGTAGCAGGTGGAGCATCAGGCGGTAGAGGTAGAGGTGGTGGTGGTGGAGCAGGTGGATTTAGATTATCAAACTCTTATGGAATATCAGCTCCAACAATGTCTCCATTATCAAATCCCTCAGGATTAACATTATCACCCGGAGCTTATACAATTACAGTAGGTGGGGGTGGTGCAGTAACAAATACAGGTACTCCTTCTTCAGGTAATTCAGGTACAGTTTCAGTGTTTTCAACAATCAATTCAGCAGGTGGTGGCGGTGGATCAGCAGCTACTGCTTGTGATGCAGAATCAGGTGGTTCAGGTGGAGGAGTGGGTTATGTAGGACCGGGTTCGCCGGGTTCAGCAGGTGCAGGAAATACTCCCCCAGTAAGTCCTCCTCAAGGAAATGCAGGTGGAACAACAACAGCAACAGGTTCAGGTGTGCCAACTCCACAAAGAGCAGGTGGAGCAGGTGGTGGTGCAGGAGCAGTAGGTGGTAATTCGTCTCCGGGAACTTTTGGAGTAGGTGGTATAGGAAGTTTTGTTGCCGATAGTTTTTTTGGTCCAACAGCACCAAGTTATGGAACAGCAGGACCAGTTTCTAGTACAAGATATTTTGCAGGTGGTGGTGGTTCAGGTGGACAATTAGGAGCAGGTGGAGCAGGTGGAGCAGGTGGTGGTGGTGCAGGAAAAGGTACAACTGCAAGTGTAGCAGGAACTGTAAACACAGGTGGAGCATCGGGTGGTTCAGGAGAAGCAAGTTGTTCAACAACTGGAACTGGTGGTTCAGGAATTGTTATGATAAGGTATAAATTTCAATAAGGATAAATAATATGGCTCATTATGCAAAATTAGGAATTAATAGTAAAGTTATAGCAGTACACGTTGTAAATAATCAAGATTGTAGAAACGCAGATGGTATTGAAGATGAAGAAGTAGGTAGACAATTCTTGGAAAGAATACATGGTTATCCTCTTTGGAAAAGAACTTCTCGCAATACAACAAATGGAATACATTTAAATGGTGAAATACCTTTTAGAGGTAACTATGCAACAATAGGTATGATTTATGATGAGGACAATGATATTTTTATTTATAAAAAACCTTATGCTAGTTGGATATTAAACGTATCACAAGCTAAATGGGAATCTCCTATAGGTAATCAACCTACAATATCTGAAGAAGAAAAAGACACACATCATTATGTGTGGAATGAATCTAACCAAAGTTGGGATAAAGAAGAAATATAAAAATTTATGAAAGAGGTGATGCTTTCTAAAATAAATTTAATTAGTACATATTTTAATTTACAAAAAATTTATTAATTATGAATTTATCTAATTATTATTGGTATTTTCAATCCGCAATACCTTCAAGAATATGTGATTTAATTGTCAAATATGGTAAGGCAGAGAAACAAAGAGAAGTTATGGCTATCACAGGTGGTTTTGGTAGAGATAGAAATTTAAATAAAAATCCTCTTAACAAAAAAGAGGTAAAAAATTTACAAAAGAAAAGAGATTCAAATATTGTTTGGATGTCAGATGAATGGATATATAAAGAAATACGACCATATATTCATGAAGCCAATAAAAATGCAGATTGGAATTTTGAATGGGATTTTTCAGAAGCGTGTCAATTTACAATATATAAAAAAAAACAATATTACGATTGGCATTGCGATAGTTGGGATAAACCTTACATAGATGATGGACCTACAAAAGGTAAGATAAGAAAGTTATCTGTAACAGTAACTTTAACAGACCCAAAAGAATACACAGGTGGTGAGTTAGAATTTGATTTGCGTAATTTAGAACCTGATAAAAAACCTCATTTAAAAACTTGTACACAAATATTACCAAAAGGATCAATAGTAGTTTTTCCTTCCTTTGTGTGGCATAGAGTTAAACCAGTAACAAAAGGAGAAAGAAATAGTTTAGTCATTTGGAATCTTGGCTATCCATTTAAATAATATGAATAATATAAAACAAGGAGGAAGTAACAAATCTAAAAACCACGTAGATTTTAAATCTGGATTTTATTTTCAAACACCTATATGGATTGCCGAAGCACCTATGTTTCTTAAAAGTGCAATTAAAGTTACTGATAAATACATTAAAAAAGCTGACAACTTATTAAAAAATAATTTAAAAAAAGAACCTCAATGGAAACAAAATATAGGTGATTTTGGTTTATCAAAACATAGTGATAATTTTTCAGACGATCCTAAGATAAAAGATTTAATTGAATTTATGGGTCAACGATCTTATGAATTTTTAGATTGGCAAGGTTTTGATTTAAAAAATTACAATTTACATTTTACAGAATTTTGGGTTCAGGAATTTAGTAAAAAAGGTGGTGGTCATCACGATACCCATGTTCACTACAATCAACACGTATCAGGATTTTATTTTTTAAAATGTTCAGATAAAACATCTTACCCTGTATTTCACGAGCCAAGACAAGGTGCAGAAATGACTAAGTTGCCATTAAAAAATCAATCACAAGTTACGTTAGGCACAAATCAAATTCATTACAAACCTCAACCCGGAATGATAATTATATTTCCTAGTTATGTTCCACATCAATTTACTATTGATGCAGGTTTAGAACCATTTAGATTTATTCATTTTAATATTAAAGCTATTGAAAAAACAATTTTAACAAAAGAAAAAAAATAATGAGTTTTAAAAAAAATAAATATTGTGTAATTAAAGAAGCTGTACCTAAAGATATAGCTACATTTGTTTACAATTATTTTATGATGAAAAGACAAGTAACTAAAACTTTGTTTGATGAAAAATATATATCAAATTTTACAGAAGAATGGGGTACATGGTCAGATGATCAAGTTCCAAATACTTATTCTCATTATGCAGATATAGCTATGGAAACTTTATTGATAAGAACCTTACCTGTTATGGAAAAAAAAACAGGACTTAAATTAAATCCTACTTATTCGTATGCAAGAATATATAAAACTGGAGATATTTTACATAGACATAAAGATAGATTTAGTTGTGAAATATCTACCACGTTAAATTTAGGTGGTGATCCTTGGTATATTTATTTAGAACCTAAAAAAAACGTAGGTCTACCAGATGGTAAAAAAATAACTTCATCTAGCAATAACAAAGGAACTAAAGTTATTTTAAAAGCAGGAGATATGTTGGTTTATAAAGGTATGGAATTAGAACATTGGAGAGACGAATTTCAAGGAGATAATTGTTGTCAAGTTTTTTTACATTATAATAATAAAAAATCTAAAGATGCTGATAAAAACATTTATGATACAAGAAAACATTTAGGACTACCTTCTTGGTTTAAAAAATAATACCTTTTTAAACTATTTTTTTAATCCACCTACCTTTATTGTTTAACACCATTGGTAATAGTTTAGGAATGCCATCTATAATTATACCGCAACCAGAAATAAATCGAGTTCTAAAATTTTTAGCGTAAGCAAATGCCATTGATTTTTGATTAACTAAACAACCTACGTTCATTCCAAAAAACAAATTGTCAGGATTAGCCCAATAAGATATTACAAATTTAGTATGGTAATGGCCTTGAACACAACTCATTCCCATTGTTTGACTTGTTTTTAATACGTCAGCACTTCTTCCATGTGTAAAAAAACACCTCTGACCATTACTCATTGTAAGAGTAAGATCATCTATCCATTTCCATTTTTTAGTACCAAGAAAATCACCATATGCTCTTAAAAATTGTTTGCTCATTCCATATTTTAATGCTCGTCTATAAACAAGACTACTATGGTTACTATCTACTTCAATCATTTCAGGATAAATAGTTTCTAATTCTTTAATGTATTCTTTTGAAATTTTTAATTCATCTCCAGCAGAGTGTAAGTCTGGGTTGCTATCATGCATAGATATAGCATGAAAATCAAGAAGGTCTCCTATATTAACTACAAAGTCTGGTTTGTATTGTTTCTTAATTTCTTTTAAGAAAGCAAAACTATCTTGATGATGATAAGGTATGTGTAAATCACTAATAACTAATATTCGTTTGTTCATAATGTTCTATTGGTGAACCATCAATATTTTCTTTCAGTTTTTTTAATTGTTCTAAAGGGTCAATCATAGTAACTACACCATTTTCTATATGAACATCATTAATAATTTCGGTTGGTTCATCCTTACCATAATTAATAATTATGTTTGATATGATTAACATACTTAAACTTATACTGAAATATTTATGATTTGCAACTTCTGATTACAGAGGATAATTGTTCTGCACGTGATGGAGTTTGTTTGGCCCATCTGCTATCTAACATTTCATCTGCTGCTGTAGCCCAATCTTCTTCTTTAATAGCTTTTAAAACTTTAATAAATTTAGATACACCTGTCATACCTAATTGAAATACCATCTCAATGATGACACATTTTGCTGTAAAGTTCATGTCTGAATTTCCTAACAATCTTTCAGCACCAACTACAGCATTAGAAAAATCTTTATCAAATTGTTTATCTAGTTCTTCTCTTGAGTATTCTACACCTTCTTTATATGGATCACCTTTAATTACTAAATGTCCGTAACCAATTGTGGCAAAAGAAAGTGTGTCAGAATATACAACATTACAATATCCTTCATGTTTTTTAATACGATCTTTTAATTCTGTATAGTCCATTAGTTAAGAGGGTTTTTATTGCTTTCTTTAATTCCTAATATGTCTAATTTTAAAACTTCAATTTCTTTTTTTAAAATTGCAATAGATGTATCATAATTATTAACAATTACATTAGAAGATGCTTCTTTTAATACTCTAACTTGTTCTTCCATTTTTGCAAACTTACTAAAACCTGCACCAATTGAAGCTATTAAACCAATAACAACTACTATATTTGTTAAGTTATTCTTAATATTTTTAACCATTTTTAAGTTCCTTTAGTTCTAAAAGCAATATTCTTTTGTTATAGTTAATTTCATTTAGTTTGTCAATTTTCACTTTCATAATATCTTTGTTAATATATTGAGTTAACTTAACTGTTGCATAAATGTCACGATTATCAAATATCTCTATCTGTTGTGCATATATGTCTTTAGATTGATAAAATATAACATTGTTGTAGTCTGATAATGAAGTTTGTTCATTTGTCATAGCATCTAATTTAACAATATTTTTAATGATTAAATTTTTTGATAAATCTTTTACTTTAGCATCTATTTTATCCATTATTTTATTCATTTGAATTGTTTTATTTTGTGTTGAAACAACTTCAGTTTTTGTTCCTTCTTTGTTCTCTTTTTCTAAAGTTTCCTTTTTTTCTGTAGTTGAATTTTCTTTTTTAGAAATTTTAGAGTTAACTTTTGTAAACTCTTGTTTTGTTTCCTTTATAACTTCTGCAATAACTTCTTTTTTAATAGTTTCTACAGCTTTAGTTTCCTTCATTTTTTTTACAGCTTTTTGTACTATAGCTATTTCTTTAACATTAGCTTCTTTAGATGTTGTAACTGCTATCTCAAAATTTTCTGTTATTTCTACACTTACAACAGCACCATTAGTTTCTACATTTAATTTTTCTCCAATGCTTTCTTCTAATCCTGATATTACATTCCATATTTCAGATTCATTTAGATTTGCTGTACCTAATCCTTCGTTCATATCTTTAATTTCTTGTGCAGATAAAGGTTCGTAATCTTCTATAGGAAAATCTAAAGCCATTTCAGCACCTAATAAATTTGGCCCTCTTAAAGCTGATGATGTACTTTCTGATCCATCAATTCCTGTCCAAGACCATTCATATTTATTAGCATGAACTCCGTTATAGTGTAAACTATCGTCAAATGATCGTGCATTAAGATTGTAACCAGCATCTGTTGTTCTTATTTGAGTAGATGAAGCTAATACATTTTCGTCTGCATCTAAAACTTTCATAATAACAGTATAAGAATCAACAGCACCTACAGAATTACCACATTCGTGATCTGATCCACTCCATTCACAATTTTGTACTGATATAGAACTGCTTAAATTTATTCCACCATTAAGTTTTATTTGTGTAGAAGTATGAGTAACATTATCTGGTGTACTATCTCCTTCTATACCAACTAAACTTCCAGAAGCTGTAACTGTCATGTCGTGTGATGCTTCTAACTCTCCATTAAAAGCACTACCACAAGCATTTGATACTTGGGTTTCGCAAGTAATAGTAAATCCATTGTGTGTTGAGTTATTAGTTAATGCACCAGTTGAGCCAGATTGCACTCCATCTAAAGTTGAATTAGTTAAACTTGATGTAGTTGTTCCAGCATTAGGTAATATGTTTGTAGTAAATGCTGTATCGTTATCTTCTGCTTTTAGATTTACAGTATTAGCAAAACATGAAAGTAAAGACCAAAGTAAAGCTAAACCAATAGATAACCCTAACCATCTCATAGCCAGTATAAAATAAGTAATCCAATAATTTTAACAGCATTTTTATAGTTGTTATTTCTATGAAACCATAACAAGTTTAAAGTGTCTGGAATAGTCATTATTTATAACCGTTAAAAGTTAATATTAATTGTTCTATTTTATTTACTATTTTCTTAAACATTTTCTTAATCATTTTCATCATTTTTTTCATAATATTTTTCCTTTATTTTTACCTTCTTTAATCATATACTTTTGTGTACCATTTGCACCAATTTCTACCTCTTTACGTAAAGATTTAAACATATACATTTGTTTAAGATTTTCAAACTGTTTTTGAACGTAATTCAAAACATTGCTTTTGTTTGTTTTTTTACGTTTAGGCATATTTAAGGAGTTAATATAAGACTTTTAATACTTAAACTACCATCAATATTAGTCTGTAATTCTGCTTTAGATTTTATACACTTAAACTCTACATTTTCAGAGATATTACGACTAGCATGACGTTTGCCTTTTAAACATTCTGACATAGATGGTTGTATTCTATGCTCTTTAATTTCAGCACCTACAAACATTAATAAAGCTACTACAGTTTCAATCATTAGTGTACTCCATTACCATTTTTTCTAACCTTATCTTTTAAATTTTCAACATCTATTAAAGTTTTCTCTAATTGTTCTCTTAAAAATTCTATATTAACTTTGTTAGTCATGTTCTGCTCCTGTGTTTTTTCTAATTTTTCTACAGTTTTGTATATGTCTTCTATCAACATAAACTGTTCTTGGTCTGTTGGTTTCTGTTCTGATTTTTTAAGTAAGTCTGCTTGGAATAATTCTCTTGATGTTTCAAGTGATGTAAGTCTAGCAGTTACTTCTGTATATGCAAACACACCCATAGCTACAGCTACAACAATACCAATCATATTTTTCATTGGCATACTTACTTCTGTTTTATCTGATATTTTCATTACACTTGCACCTTTTTCCAAAGATTTTATCAATTAATCGTTTTATAAATTTTTTCATTTTAGTTATTAGGATTATACATTGTATAAGTTAATGTAAGTTCGTCTCCTTTTTTTATGTTTTGCTTAGTTGTTAAATATTTTTTATTGCCAAGTTGAACCTTTAAACAATTAGCTGATAAAGAATGATTTAAAAAACCACCTAATGGTGTTCTAAATGTTTCTTCATTGTGTAAAAAATGTATCATACCTAAATTAGTTCCTTGTTTAATGTTGTCAGTAGCAAATATTCCTAGACCCTCTATTGTAGAAGGTTTAATAGTTAGAAAGTTTGGCAAAGGTTTATAAGTCATTATTTGTTTTTATTTTTTCCTTTTATTTTATTATATGCGTGTTTTTTAATATCTTTATCTGTGTTTATAATAGTTAACATATCTACTCCATTGTATGCTTTCACATAAACATTTTGTGATGCTATCGTTCCAGCACCACTAGATAACAATAAAAATTCACTACAACTTGTTAGTAGTAAAAACAAAAGTATATATTTAATCATCCTTATTGTTAAGGTCTATTATTTCAATTGATTTGTCTATTTTATCTCTTTTTTCCATTCTTTTTACGTATGTTTTATAATCAGGTCTTTCAAAATCATATTTAGACCATATTGCCATAGCATTTTTACCTATTTTACCGTCAATAGGACAAGGAGTGCCAGCATTAATCATAGCTTCAAATACTCTTTCATCTTGACATAATAATGCCACACTTCCAACTTTCATTCCAAAATCATATAATACTTTTGCTAATTTAATTCTTTCACAATTCATATCTCTAAATGTTTTCCCTCCAGATATACCAATTCCAAAAGTTTGTACGCCAGCAGAAGCACCAGTAGCACAAACATCTTGTGATTGAGCAGAAAAGGATGGTGCGGCAGCAGTAGGTGGTGCTGATCTTATGTTAGAAGTGGAACTGTTTGTACTTGTTGTACTTGATGTACTTCCAGATTCATATGTTGTTGCACCTCCAGTATATCCACCTTCTATTGCTGTGTTACTTCCACTTGTGTTTGATTGTGTAGAACCTGCAAAACTTTTAACTGTTGAAAATAAAATAACAAACCACATTGCAAACAATAGCGAATAAGCTATTGGCGTTACGTATTTCATTTTTTAAACTTGCTCATAATATTCATGCCAAAACTTCCTGACACAATAGTTAAAATAATCCACCAAAATTCTTGAGGTGCTTTTTCAAGCAATGACCAACCTGCTTCCATAAAAGGCATTAATTGTGGCACAAAATGGGCAACTAAAATACACGTAAAAATTACGGTTAAATATTCGTCTTTCCAACTTTTTTCTGCTGATCTAATTTGTTGTACTTTAACTGTTTTGCTAGCTTCTATTTCAAGGCTACGTGTGTTTTCAAGAACTTGAGCCTTATGTTGAAAATGGCCTATAACTTTTTTGCCTAAATATCTTGTAATTGGGTTTTTAAGTAATCCTAATAATTGTATCATACTTCTAATTTAAAAAATTTAAACAAGCCTAATATTATGGCTAGCATAGATGCAGTTGCAAATATTGCTCTTATTCCACCCTTGCCCATATTAACTTCGGCTTTTAAGTTTTCTATATCCTTTGAATTTTTTGAGACTAAAACTAATACTTCATCTAATTTAGAAGCAAGTATTGTGTGTGACGCAGATGCCACAATTGGTTTTAATAATTTTTTTTTAGCCATAGCCCCATTTTATCACAGCTAGGGGCTATTTAATAGATATTTTATTTTAATGATTTTATTTTTTCTAAATACAAAATGGCATCCCATAATTCTTCTTGAGCATCACTAACCCATGTTTTAAAAGGTTTTTTAGCCTCTACCATTGTTTTTTTATATGTAGCTAAACCTTCGTCTGATCTTTTAGACATACGTTTAAGCACCTTCATAACCATTGGGTCTTTAGTTACAAGAAACGGTCTAATTATATCAGCGGTTTTTTCGTATTTTTTTTTCATTAGAAAGATACATTCATAAAATGAGAACAAAATTCATTAACATTGCAATAATGCTGACATCTTATATCTTCTCCTTTACGTTCAACAATAGAACATCCTTTGCCTTCTATCATTTTTTCCTTCACAATAAATTGTTTAGCTAAATCTTTTGTAGGAAACAATCTCCAAGCAGATTTTCTACCGTTTTTCATAACAGCAAATTGATCTTCTTTTCTCCATCTTTCTTTAGCTGTACATAAAGGTAATTCCTTCATTTTTTCAGCATCTTGATGTAGTTTTATTCTAGCTTTTACAAAAGCATCTTGTTCTTCATTTGACCATCTACGAACAGGTATCATCACAACTTGTTTACGAGGATAATTGTCTGATTGCATTACTCGCAT